TTTGGTCGGCACGATCAAGCCCACACGCCCCAAATACCGGCCCGACGAAGCGCGTGGGACGATCGAGGAGTTCTACCGCAGCAAAACGGTGCATACCGGCTGCGAGTGGACGGGCGATAGCCTGGTCGACCCGAACTATGCGCCCGTGCTCTTGAACCTCATCGCCAAGGCGGTGAGCAGCCCGACGACGCCGACCAACGGCGTGCTCACCCGGCTCTGGACGTTCGCACCGACGATCACCAGCGACGATCTGAAGTCGGCCACGCTCTACGGCGGCGATCCGAATGTACAGATCTGGCAGGCCGCCTATTGCATGGCGGATGAGTTGACCGTCTCGGCTGATGCGACCAGTGAGGATGGCGCCACCTGGTCGATGAATGGGATGGGCCGCTTCCCCGCGCGCGTCTCGGCCCCATCGATGCCCGCGGCGATCCCCGGTGACCTGTGCATGCCCGGCGCCATGCAGCTGTGGATTGATACCAGCAGCGCGATCGGCACGACGGAAGTGACCGGGCGATTTATCAAGACCGACTGGACGATCCCAACCGGCGTCACCTATAAGAATTATGCGAACGGGCCCACAGGCGGGCTGAATTTTACGAAGACCGGCCGCAAGAAACGCCACGCCGAAGCCACGATCGAGGTTGAATTGAATGACGTGTCGATCGGCGCGGGCAAGGAATATTTGACCTATGAGGCCGATACGAGTGTGAAGATGCGTATCCGATTGAACGGCGCGCTGATCGAGAGTGTCACGCCGGATTATTATTCCTATGTGCAACTCGACATTTACGGCCCGCTCGATGCGCTCGACTGGGGATCGGTCGAAGACTCAAACCGAACGATGCGATTCACCGTACAAAGTGAGTACAACAGCACGGCCGGCGCGTCGTTCGTGCTCTCTGCCCAGAATACACGCACGACCTTGTAAGGAGTCGCGATGCCACGCTATTTTGTGACCGATCCGCCGGTTCCGATCTATGAATTCGATCCATCCGAGGTGCTGAGCGACACACCGCCCAACGTCATCTGGATTCGGGCCAAGATGGATCTGGCGACCGACTCGAAGGTCAAGAATGAGCTGCTTCGATTTGGCAAGGACACCCAGATCGAGGCACACTTAGGCGAGAACGAGCTATCGCTGCTCATTCACAACATTGTGCGCTGGGATGGGCCGGATCTGGGGAACGTGCCATGCGACGCCGCGCACATCCGGCAGCTCGACCCGACCGAGCAGCACATCCGCGCCGTGCTCACCGCGATCACCGAGCGCAATGCGCGGAGGGCATCGCCCGACCCAAAACGAGCCGGCGCCAGTGGCTTCGAGAGCGCTGGCGCGCCAGGCTCGACCGGCAGCGGCGCAATGGAAAAAGCCCCAAGCGTGAGTCTGCAATTGGCGACTGGGATCTCTACATCGCGCTCGCCGAACGTTTCAACTGGACGCCCCAAGAGGTAGACTGCCTCGATCCGGACTTCCTTGAGGAGCTGCTGGCGAAGCTCATGGCCGAGTCGGATATTCGCACACTCATGCGCCATGACGCGGAGCGCTCCTGATGGGCATCACCGAAGCCACACTTCAGCTCTTGATCACAATGAAGGATGAGGCCACATCTGGCCTCTCCAGTATCACCAGCGCGCTCGGCGGTCTGGGAACCATCGCCGGCGGCGCGGCGCTGGCCGGCGTTGCTGCGCTCGGCGGGGCCATTGCCAGCGGAGTCGCGGACGCCAGGGAAGCCGCACAGGTCATGGCCCAGACTCAGGCGGTCATTCAATCGACCGGCGGCGCCGCCGGCGTAACCGCCGATCAAATTTCAGCGATGGCTGGTCAACTGTCTGCGGCGAGTGGAAAGAGCCTGTTTGGCGACGACGACATTCAGCGTGGGCAGAATATGCTGCTCACCTTCACGAACATTAAAGACACCCTGCCCGACACGACTCAGGTCATGGTCGATATGGCCCAAGCGCTGGGCACCGACATGGCCGGGCAGGCCATGCAGCTCGGCAAGGCGCTGAATGACCCGATCCAAGGGATTAGCGCCTTGACGCGCGTGGGTGTGACCTTCACCGATCAGCAGAAAGAGCAGATCAAGACCATGCAGGATGCCGGCGACATGGCCGGCGCCCAGCAGGTCATTCTGGCCGAGCTGAACAAGGAGTTCGGCGGCAGTGCGCTGGCCGCGGCACAGGCCGACGGCGGCGTCGCGCAGTTCTGGGATCGGATCGGGGAAGCCAAGGAGACGCTTGGCGCGGCCGTGCTGCCGCTGCTCGGGCAATTTGTGGGGCTGCTCAACGACTATGTGCTGCCGCTGGTGGAGACGGGCGCGCAACTCTTCAGCGACCTGGTGGGCAGCCTGCAATCGACGGGCGGTGTGAGTGGCGCGATCTCAGACAATCTCTCGGGCCTGTCGCACGTCTTCGGCGATGTGTGGGCCGCCGCCCAGGAGGTCTTTAACACGCTGATGGTCGAGGGCAAGCCGATCCTCGACGATCTGGGCAAGATCGCGATCCCCGCGCTCGTCGCGGCCGGGCAGATCCTGGCTGCGCTCTGGACGAATGTGCTTAGCCCATCCTTACAAGCGCTCTGGTACCTGTTTAAGACGTACCTGCTCCCGGCGATCGGGGAAGTCGTGCATATTCTCGCGATCGTGCTGCCACCAGCGATTCAGCTGATCGCCTCGCTCTTCACGGATATTCTCTTCCCGGCGATCAACAAGATCATCCAGGCGCTCGACTGGGTGGGACAGAAGATCGAGGATGTGATCGGCTGGTTTCAGCAGCTCGGCGACGGCCTGGCCAACATCCAGATCCCCGAGTGGCTGCAAGGCCATAGCCCGCCGCCGCTGGCCGACTGGTTTAGCGCGATCGGCGATGCCGCGACGGGCGCACAGGACGCCGCCGGCGGCATGGGCTTCGGCGCGCCGGGTGGTGCCCTCCCCGCGATCGGCGGTGGGGGCGCGGTCACGATCTCAGTTGGCCAGATCGTGGTACAGGGCGCGACTGATGCTGAGGCCACTGCGCTGGCCGTGCGGCAGAAGTTGCTCGAGCTGGGTCAGCGCAATCTGAATATCTTTGGAGGCTATGCGTAGCTATGGCATGGCCCACACTCCTCATTGAGATCGCGTTTGGCGATGCGCCACTCACGGCGATTGCGTCGAATATATGGACCGATATTACGGCCTATGTGATCAGCTTTTCGACCAAGCGCGGGCGCCAGAACACGCTCGGGCGGATCGAGGCTGGGACCGCCGAATTAGTCCTCGACAACAGCGATCGGCGCTTCGACCCGACCTACACGAGCAGCCCGTACTCGCCGAACGTCGTGCCGATGAAGAAGCTGCGCATCAGCGCAACCTACAGCGGCACAACCTACCGGCTGTTTGTGGGACACATCGAGTCGTGGCCACCGGACTGGCCGGGCGGGTTGGACGCGACGACGACGATCCGCTGCTCGGATGCCTTTAAATATTTCGCATTAAAAAAACTCAACGGGGCATACAGCAACGAATTTACGAATTGGTCGATCGACACATGGTTGACCAACATCTCGTGGCCAGCCGCCGATCGGAGCCTCGCGAGCGGGCAGAGTCAGATCCAATCCGGCACATTCACGAATACGCCGGCGCTTCAGCACTTCCAGAACGTAGTGGACGTCGAGAACGGCCTGTTCTTCATGGGGGGCGACGGCAAGGCGACCTTCCAGAATCGCCACTACCGCCTGACGAATAGCCTCTCATCCGTGGCGACGTTCGGCGACGGCGCGGGGGAGCTGCCGTGGCTGCATGTCACGAGCCGGTATGATGACACCAACCTGTGGAATGAGGCGCGTGTCACCAGGACCGGCGGGACGGAGCAAGTCGCGACGGATACGGCGAGCCAGGCCGCCTACTTCACGCGCACGCTGACGAAAAATCTCCCGCTCTACACCGACGCCGAGGCCTTAGCGCTGGCGCAGTGGCTGGTTGGCGTCTACGCTTCGCCGCTGTTCCAATTTATGTCCGTCACGCTCGACGGGCTGATGGACGATCTGCTCTGGCCGCACATGCTCAGCCGCGCTCTCTCGGAGCGGATCACGATCACCGAGCGCCCGCCGCCGATCAGCGCCAGCATCATCACCCAGGAGTGCTACATCGAAGCCATCGCGCACGAGGTCGGATCGGACTACTGGCGCACGACCTTTCAGGTCAGTCCTGCGTCGGCGCTCACCTACTGGGTGCTTCAGGATGCGGTGTATGGCGTGCTGAACGTGACCACGCGACTCGCGTACTAAGGGGGCTGCTATGGGCTGGACTGCGCCCGCGACTTGGAGCGTCAACGAGGTGGTC